GTGGCAGCCTGCTCCTGGGCTGTGTTGGTGCCAACAATGGCCTGGGTGTATTTGTCCATAGCATCCACGCCTCCGAGCAAGGCCAGCGCTGCTGCGTTGTTTTCCTTTCCAAAGAGTTTGGTGATCAGCGCGTCGTCATGTGCTACAGGTCCGAGAGCCCGCAGACGCTCACTGAGGGTCTTGGATTTGTCGGTGAGCATCTCAGTATTGACGCCAGCTGCGCGGAGCTCATCCAGTACGTCCTTGGGCAGAAAGCGCCCTTGTGATAAGGTAGACATCACATTACGCAATGCCACACCACCCTCGCTGCCTTTTTTACCCGCTTTGTCCAAAACCTGAATGGCCGCATTGGTTTCTGCAAAGGAGACATTGGCAGCCTTCGCAGCCATACCGCTCTGTTCGAGGGCAACCTTAATTGCCGGCAGTTCCGCAGAGCCTTCTTTGGCTGCCGCTGCCATGACATTCATATATTCTGTCATCACGCGGGTGGCCTCCATGGGGTCCTCGAGCGATACCTGATACTGATTCATTGCTGTGGTGAGCACCTCTGCTGCTGCTGTGGTGTCTCCGCCCATGGTTTTGCTCAATATGGCCACATTGCGACCCATACCGTTCAGGGCTTCTGGAACCTTGGCCAACTCTGGAGACAGCTGCGACAGAAGCAGCTTATAGGACTCCACTGATTGAGCGGCACTGCCTCCGAACTCCTTGGACATGCTTCTGGCGTATCCTTCAATTTTCTTGAGGCCCTCACCAGTCTCTCCCGTGATCGCCGAAAGATCCGCAAGGGACGACTCCAGTGCCATCCCAGGGGCGTTGATATTCTCCAAACCACGTGAGATACCCTCCAGGGCACGCTTGGTGTTTTCCAGTTTGAGGAGTGAAGCGCCAAACTTTTCACATACGTTTTGCGTAGCAAGCAAATTTCTTTGTAACTTGGTCACGTTCTGGTTCACACCACCAAGGACCACGTTGCCGTTGCTGTCAAACGTTATTGTATAGGTTATGGCCGCCATTATTGCTGGAAGTATTTTTGCGTTTCTTCTATTCTGCGGGTTTGCGCGGTATGTGGGACTATTCAGTGACTACATCCCGCTTCCTGAGAAGCATAGGGATCTTGCCTCCTTTGTCTTTGGCCTGCTGGGAGCAGCCATGATTCTGTACTGCTCCCTGTGAGTGGTTATTGACTATCTGCCTCTTTCTTTCGTATCCAGGCCAATTCCATATAGGCACTTGCCCATTGTTCATCAGAGAGGCTGTCGGGGTCCGAGATATGCATGTAGTATCGTAGCTGTGCGTTGACATGCCGTATCCACTGCCAATCCTCGACACCGGCAGCCTCTATAGCTTTTCCAGTTCTGCCTCCTTGATCTCGATGAGTTCTGCCAAACGACCAGAGGCGCCGAGAAACAGACTGTCGTCGGTCTTGATAGCCTCAGAGCCACCAAGCCAGCAGTTGGAAAGCATGAGCTCGTTGAACTTAACGGGGTCCTTGGTGCCTACTGAGGAGGCATAAGCAATAACCTTACGATCGGGGCGTTTCAGATAGCATATATGTCCGTCGACGCGGATGGCAAAGACATCACCATGCTGTGCTTTCCATTGCTTGATCTGATCCTTGGAGACTTCCCCAGTGTATTTGATTTCTTCCATGTCGTGTGTTATTACTGGTTACCGGATTTGATGCAACACGTCAAGGGCAATGAAAGGGAGGGTGACTTCCATGTGTTTATCACCCTGTTTCATGCCTTTCTCGCCTTCGGTGAACTCGGCACCTTTGACGATGTCGGTGATCATCACATCCCCATTGGAGGGGTTCCCGTAGCACACCACGATATCCATCTGCAGATCCAGGATGTCACCGGTGGGGGTGCTGGCTCTGAGGGACTCCATCTCGCTTTGCAGCAGCGAGATCTCACCCTCGTATGATTTGTTGCCCCTCTGGATCGACTGGGGCTTGTTGCCCTTCCCATAGAGAGGCTCCTTTTCTTGTTTGGGCTTGTATTTGATGCCCCTGAGGCCTGTAATCATCTTGCCTCCCATAACGACCGTGAGGTCGTTATACTCGTACTGTCGTGAATCAAACATGGTTTATGAATTTGAGGTTTTGAATCCAAGATATACATCGATGTACTTCTGATACCCGTGAGGCTTGACACCGATGTTCAGCTTCAGCACAGAGGAGGATACCACATTTTGGGTATGATCGATAAAACAGCTCACGCCCGTATCGTTGGGGTCGGAAGGGTCAACACCCAGATTACCCTCTGCGGTCATGGACCGCTCCAGGGCAGACTCTACGGTGCGTTGCAGAGCTTTCACGTAGTGTCCTGGAAGAGTACCATCCGAGGACGTGGGCACCTCTTCTCCGATCTCCTCGACTACGGTGCGATATGCCAGGCGGTATGCCTTGTCAGCAACACGTCGTCTGGGAATCAGGGCGTAGTCGTCAGAGATATCAGTGGCCAGACGGTCGTCAGTAAAGAAATACCCTGCCTTGCCGACAAACGAGCGGAAGGTGATGTATCCCTTATCGCTGATAACATCAGGATCTCCCTTTTGTGGGATGACCGACCCTATATACAGGGCATCGGCATTGATGGCTCCGGTCTTCACCCGTGCAATAGAGCGTTGTACCGGGATAGCTGCGATACGCCCACCAAGCAGTCCAATGGCGGCGCCAGCACTTCCAGAGATGCTGTCCCCGATCAGAACCCCCACACGGTTGTCTTCGCCCTCAGTGAGATCCTTCAGTGCCGTGGCGGTACCAGAGTAGGAGCGTCCTTCGAGCAGGAAGATGCAGGGTGCATAGCGTGACTCGGTGGCCCACTGAGCGGCCTCCTGGGCCTTAGCCATGGCCGTGAAAACATCACCATCGAGACCATCGAGGACCGTTGGCGTGTATCCAGAAGCCGGAGTGCGCGAAATCATCACAAAATTGATGTCTCCGCCACCGGCCAGGATCAGGGGCTTGATGTGAGTACCGGCAACATCGCACATCTGAGTCATCGTTACCGTATCAGCGACGACCATCAGCCACAAACGGCTGCCTTCTGGGGCCTCAGAATAGTATTCCCTGACGACCTTGTAGATGGCCTTGTTGGCGTCATCGGATTCTGAGGTGATGCCAAGGTCAGCCAGATCATCGATTGAGGATATCAGGTAAGGAGTGCCCAAGGTGAGCTTGTCGGTAACGGCAACGCCATTACATAGCAGAGCGCCCACACCGTCTTCGGAGGGCGTCGTGGAGCCAAGGACTCCGTTTTGAAAATAGATCTTAACGCGAGGAAGCATGTTTATGAAGTGTTAAGTGAGAGAAAAGTACTGAGGCTGTTCGCCACCACGCCCCATGTGCATAAGAGCAAGGTCCTTTTTGGAAAAGAAAAACCCATCGGGAGAGTACCAGATCTCCTTGAGGGAGTGATCCAGCATCACCTCTCTGGCGCGTTCTTGCAGCGATGGCATGACCACCTCTTGTTCAACAGGTTCGGCAGGACTGCTGCCTTCTTGTAACTGTGGCTTGGGCACAGCGTTTTTTTGTGTTTTCTTGGCCATATTAGCGACGTTTAAATAGTAAGTACAGGAGCAATGTCACAAAGGGAAGTGCTATGCCAGCGAAGGCGGTATAACGCAACCACGCCCTTTTAATCAGGGAAGGAGGCTTCACGAATACTGTCTGTGGCGGTATGGTTATGGTGTCTTTTACTACCACGGTATCCCTAAGAATTAAGGTGTCTGTTACCGCTTTTACCAGTAGCGTGGCACCACGGCGCATATAGGACATCTGTATTCTGGAAATGGTGTCGGTTGACCTATAAACAACACCTTCTCTCATCTTCAGGATACTATCTACGGCCAGAGCTATCTGGGTGCTGTCTGAGGGCACGATAACCTCCACAGGAACGATGCGCTCGTAGGGAACACGTATCGTATCCGTTGTAGCCCCGAAACGCTCCACGCAGCGTGAGTACCTGCAGCAGGAGGTAATCAGGATAGATGTCAGTATGAAGGCAAATAGTCTCATGCAGCCGAGTCTTTTTGCTGTGAAGGATCCTTTCTGGCACACTGAGCGATGAAGGCTGCCAACAATCCCGTGACCGTCATGGTACGAATCAGCCACGTGGGCACAAAGCCAAGGGCAGAGTCCGGAAGGTTTCCATAAAAGACGGTAGCACCACCGCAGGCAGTGGCCACGACAAGAGCCGTGTTGCGGATCTTGACGAAGAACGCTGGCGTCTCTGACTTGAGCCTCTCATAGGTCTCCTTTATCCCGGACCGCAGCCAATTCCAGGCGTTTTTGAAAGCATTTTTAATGCGTTTGAATAGCTTCATGGTTGTGTTATGAAAAGTATAAGTCTGCCTCTTCTTTTCTGCGTCGTACCAGTCCAGGGAGTACCACGCCGTTGCTATACACCCATCGGTCGAACTGCTTGCGTATTGCCGGATTGATCGCATTGGTGAGCACCATCTTTCTGAGGGTGCTCTTGGAGAACTTGTCGGCACCGAGGTTAAAGCAAAATGACACCAGGGCATCATACTGCCCCTGTGTGAGCTGAACGCCCAGAGCATCGACTGGATCCTGTGCATTCTTCAGGTCGAAATCGAACAGGCTCTGAGCGACCTCCAGGGTGATCTTATCCCCCGGAAATACATTTTTGCCGGTATGTCCCCATCCGATGGTCCACACTCCTGCCGGACACTTATATGCCTGCAGTCGCAGCCTCTCGTGGCTCTTTATCAGGGCAATCCCTCTGGAGCTTGTTTTCATCGATGTTCTGTTTGACAAGTTTTCTGAGTTGCTTGAGCTCCCTGTCGAGCTGTTCGTTGACCTTTGTGAGCTCGGCCACCTTTTGAATGAGTGCTGAATTAGTATCTTTCAGCGAGCACACCTCTGAGGACAGCGTTGCTATCTGGTCTCGCGCCTCCTGCAGGAACTGCTTATTGTCCGCAAGGAGGGTTTTGTAGATATCCAGTTCTGAATGCAGCGAGCTCACATCGGAGAGCCTGCGTCCTGCATTGTTTCCACGCCGGGTGAGCACCCATGTTAACAGGTTGCTCACCACGACGGGAATCAACACAATCAGAACTTCTGTCATAGCCTATTAGCTGGCCGGGTTGGCATCCTGTGCGATAGCTACGGAAGCCGAAGCCGAGGTGCCCGTAACGTTGACGGTGATAGAGCCATCACGTGCAGGAGCATCTTCCTCGCTGTTGGCGGCGACAGTCACACGCACGGTGTCTCCGTCCTTGACAGCGCTCAACCAGGTGTCAGCAGCATCGTCGTTAGCTACCGTCCAGGCTCCGGAGGCGTTCACAACGATAGAGCGTACACCACCCTCTTTGGCAAAGGCATCAAGGGTCGAGGGAGACAGGGAGATATAAGGCACCACTACAGGAGCCGAAGCGTCTGCGGAGTAGATGGTCCCAATGGCTTTGTTTCTCAGCGGAAGGGCCATGTAGCGCATCTGGAAGTTGAAGGCGTCACCCTTCTGATCCGGGTCACGGAGCTTGGAGAACATCTCCACGGTACCCATGGCCTTGACAACTTCGTCCTTGTGATATGCGAAGGAGGCGGCGGCGTACCCGCTTGTGACGGTGGCTCCAAAGGGGAGCTTGACGCCGGAACCGTTGAACTTGGGACATGCCGAAGTCCTGAACACCTTGAACCCGAAAAGGCTACTGGTGTTCATCAGGGCCTTATACATGGCCAGGTCCTGAAGCATCAGGTCAGACTCATGCTGTGGACTCAACACCAACACACGCCCTTCATCGGGGATGTCAGCCTCATTGAAGCGCGTAAACAGACGCAGCACGTCCTCAAACAACAGGCGCCGTTTTCCGAATCCATTGTTGCCCCCGGATGTGCTGAGCACCGGAGTGTACTGTGAGTTCGAGGCTGGCGACCAGTTGAAGGCGGCAAGACGTGTCGCTGCACTCTGAAGCGAGGAGCGGTGACCGTACAGGACGCTGGCCATCTTGTCGTAAGAGGCCTCCATCGCTTCGATGTTGCGAACGATTGTCGTGGTAGTGTCCAGAGTGCGCAAAGGCAGAGCGTGAGGGATGTCCTCGCGCGTGGATGCCTGGATGGGATAGGAGGTGTTATCGATGAGCACCTCAGGGTTAACACCGGCCTCGGCCAGGTTGATGATATTGTTCTCAACCAGTGCGGACATGTCACGCGACTCATTGATAAATGCTCCTTTGGGGTAGAATCCTTCCAGAAGGATATCGGTCCAGATTTCTTGCTGTAAGTTTGGCATCGTAGGTTCTTATTAAGTGAGAAAGGTTAATTGCGTTTAAAGGCAGCCTTAAGGGCCTCGCGCTCATCGACGTCCATCGCCGACAATCCAGTAGGATCCTCCTTGAGCCATTTCATATAGTTCCATTTGGAACGGTCTTCACCATCGGCGCTCCGCGTGGCCATCTCCGAGAGGGTTTTTTTGGGTTTTGCAGATGCGTGGGCGACCTCAGGCAACAGCTCGGAGGCAAGCTCGTAGTTGTCTGTGGCAAGCTTCAGAAACTTTTCCTTTTTGTCCTCCTTGATGCGGCCATCCTTGATGGCTCCTTCAACGAGGCTTTTGGCTCGCTGCTGACGAAATTCGCTGAGGGCGGTTTCAGCAGCCTTTTTCTGAGCAGAGAGCTCAGTAATGGCAGCAGACAGCGCTTTGCCATCGGCTCCGCTGTCCAAGCCAAGGGCAGTATATGCCTCGGCGGTAAGCAATGTTTCCATGTGGTTTTTTTTGGGTTTGATAAGAGAGTTGAGAGATAGGGTTACATCTTCGGAGGACAGGCACAGGCCTTCCTTATTGTACAACATAAGAGATGACGGGTTAGAGGGTACCGATACCACAGAGCCTTCCATGAGCTCCCACTTGGTAACCACAGGCACGGTACCCATGCCGGGGATGTCGCGGAGCTCGGCGCTTTCGATGTACACGCCGGGAGAGCCTCCTTTGAGAAAGCCCCTCTCCACGCGCCCATGGGTGCGCTTTCCAAGGTCATCATCAGTGTCAAAGACGGGATCGGCAAGGAGACGGTCTCCTTCTATACGCAGGTTGCCCCATCTGCCTACAAGCTGGGTGCGGTCGTGTTCCAGGAACATCACCGGGTTGTCATTAAATCGTTGGAAGTTACCACCGCTGTTGAGCAGGATAAATCCGTGGGAGTTGATTCGCGACTGGTCGTTGAGGACAAAGGAGGATACCGGCATAGTGGTTTTTTGTGTCGTTGTACAGCAAAGGAAAACCGACAATAATACCCTCGCAAATAGTTGTGCAACAGATGCAACGTTATGTGCATCCCATTCATAAAAAATAGTTTAGACACCCTGCGTGCTGCACTTTTACATAAAAAAGATATGGACAAGCGTACACCATCCTCCAGAAGAGTACTACATCCGGAGAAATACGAATATGCTTACCTGCTCTACATGCAGGGTGTGCCACAGAAGGATATATGCGAAAAGGTCGGCGTCTCGTCGCCTACGCTTATCAAGTGGAAAGAGGACGGTGGATGGGATACCAAGCGTGCCGCCAAGACCATATCCGTTGACGAGCTCGTTGTGAAGACCCTCCGCAAGATCAACGAACTGCTGGAGTCTCCAGACTTCAATGCTGATGCTTTTGCCAAGGCCGTCAATCAACTCAAAAGCCTCAAGACAAAGAACACCGTCGACGATGTGCTGAAGTGCTTCCTGGACTTCCAGACATGGGTGATACAGAACCGCAGCACCTTCCCGGAGATCATCGGCAACGACTTCATACACAGTCTGGCAAAGACTCAGGATATGTACATTCAATTCCGGATAGGCAATGGGCGTTGTTAACAAAGAACTGGAACGGCACTGGAGAGAGCGCATCGCTTGGATACAGTCTACAGATTTCGAGAGGAAGGTAGAGACCCCCGAGGAGCAGGCGCGACGTATAGAACGCGCCCGTAAAGACTATGCGTTTTTCGTCAACACCTACTTCCCCCATCTTGCCGCCAAACCCTGCGGATACTTTCATCTGGAGGCAGCCAGGACGATAAAAAAGAATAAGAATATACGGGCGCTCTTCGAGTGGGCTCGCGGACACGCCAAGAGTACACATATATGCTTGTTCATCCCGCTGTGGCTGAAGATACAGGAACCCCGTGAACTTGGCCTGATGATCCTGGCATCGAAAAGCGAGGACTCCGCCGTCAGGCTGCTCTCAGACTTGCAGGCAGAACTGCAGTACAACGAGGCGCTGCGCCACGACTTTGGAGAACAGGTACAGAGCGGATCATGGGCAGAAGGTGAGTTCATCACCACTGACGGATGTTATTTCCGAGCCCTGGGACGGGGACAGTCCCCGCGCGGTGTAAAATACCGGGGGCAGAGGCCGGACTACATCGCAGTGGACGACATCGATGACGACGAGTTGTGCCTCAATCCCCGACTGGTAGGAAAGGCCCTGGACTGGTGTCTGTCTGCACTCATAGGCACCATGGCCATGGGACGAGGACGCTTTATCATGGTGGGCAACCGCATTGGAAAGGACAGCATCCTGAGCCGCTATGCTGAGTGTGCCGGGGTGTATCATACCGTTGTCAACGCCTTAGACAGAAATGGAAAGCCTTCCTGGGATAGCAACTACACCCTGGAGGAGATCCAGGGCATCAGGGCCTTCGTGGGTGAACGACGGTTCCAGAAGGAGTACATGAATAATCCCATCAACGAGGGCACAGTATTCATGCAAAAGCACATAAGGTGGGGCAAGATGTTAGACCCTAAGCAGTACCGAACGCTGATATGCTATACAGACCCCTCGTTCAAAGATAGCCGGACGGCAGACTATAAGGCTACCGTACTGGTAGGTAAGACACAGGAGGGTGAATATCACGTGATAAAAGTCTTCGCAGACCAGTGTAGCATCACCCAGATGATATCCTGGCACTATGAGATCGACAGCTGGATTGCAGGAAGGGTGCCGGTGCTCTACTATATGGAGGCCAATATGCTGCAGGACTTGCTCCTTGACGAGTTCAGAAAGGTGGGTAATATCTGTGGGCACCAGATACCTATTCGGGGAGATAAGCGATCCAAGGGCGACAAGTTTGCGCGCATAGAGGCCCTCCAGCCATTGTTTGAGCGCGGCATGATGATTCTCAACGAGAAGGAGAGAGACCACCCGGGCATGAAGACCCTGGTGGATCAGCTGCTGATGTTTGAGAAAGGCAGCCGCACCAACGACGACGCTCCAGATGCCTTGGAGGGTGGGGTGTGGATGCTCAGCCAGCGCACCCGATCGCAAGGCACCAACTACGCTATGGGAACCAGAACCTCACATAAATTCTAACCATGTTTATAGAACCCTCAGAACTCAAATCAGCTATCTACGGATATCAGATTGATGAGATAACAGAAAGCGACGATGACATCATTGTCATGGCCATCGAGGCCGCCGTTCAGGAGATGACATCCTATCTGAATCCGAGCAACCAGAGACAGTGGCATGACGGTAGAGCGCGCTATGACACCACGGCCATATTCTCTGCCACGGGAATCAGCCGCAATGCGCTGATCCTGGAGCTGTGCAAGTCCATCGCCGTATGGTATGCCTGTCGCCTGAGCAATGTCGATGTTATCTATGATCACATCAGGGAACGCTACGATCGTGCCATCCAGTGGCTGGAGAAAGCAACGGGCACAGGAGACTATGCCGGGAAACCGGTTATCAACCCGGGACTACCAGTGGTGACCCTCCAAGAGGAGGACACCATACCCTGGAGGATGGGCAGCAGACAGAAGTTCACCCACGATATTGATTAGGCACCTTAAAAGCACATTAAAAGATGAAGAACACACAACCCAAAAAGCCCAGCAAGGCCCCTGCAGCACGACAGGGCTATGCCATACAGACCGTGCGCAAGTCTGTGTCCATCATCCGCAGCGACATGGCCACCTGGAAAAGAGCGCTGCAACAGGCAGGAAACGCCGACACCCCCAAGAGAGTGCTCATTCAGAAACTGTACAACGACATCACCCTTGACTCCCTACTGTTCTCTCAGCTGCAGAACAGAAGGAACAGGACTGTGTACGCCCCATTCCAGATACTCTCCTCTACCGGCACAGAAGATAAGGTAGCCACGGAGATGCTTAAAAAGAGCCGCTGGTATTACCTGCTCAACCAACATATCGTTGACTCTGTTTTTTGGGGTCACTCCCTTGTAGAGTTTGCCATATCTGATGACAGTTCTCTCAACGTGGGTCTGGTGCCACGCACCAACGTGGACCCAGAGTTGGGCCGCTTCTATCCCGACGCCGACAGCACATCGTATATCCCCTACCGGGAGGCATCAGAATATGGCACATGGCTCATTGACGTGGGACAGCGCAACAATCTTGGTCTTATCAATCGGGCCGTTCCGCATGTGCTCATGAAGAAGTTCGCTCAGAGCTGCTGGAGCGAACTCTGCGAGATCTACGGCATCCCCCCCAGGGTTATGAAGACCAACACCCAGGACCGCACGATGCTCTCCAGAGCCGAGAATATGATGCGGGACATGGGTGCCGCAGCGTGGTTTGTTATCGACGAGACAGAGGAGTTTGAATTTGCCAAAGGCGTAGACACCAATGGCGACGTTTACTCCAACCTAATTACCTTGTGCAATAATGAGATGTCACTGCTGATCTCCGGCGCCGTGATCGGTCAGGATACCAAGAATGGCAACGAGTCCAAGGAACGGGCATCCATAGATTTGCTTAACCGTCTGGTGGAGTCTGACAGGACGCTGACCGAGAACGTATGGAACGACTCTATACTCCCAGCCATCACCAGGATGGGCCTGCTCCCCACTGGCTGTCGCTTCGCATTCCTTCCACAAGAGGATCTGGACAAGCTATGGGAGTGGACCAAGGGCGTGATCCCATATATGGAGATAGCACCGGAATGGCTCAAGCAGAAGTTTGGCATCGAAGTTACAGGGAAACGCAACCAGACACAGAATACCCTCTCTGTTGGTGATTTTTTCGTGCCGGGGCCGTAGATCTGGCGGCCCGTGACAGAGCAGTATTCAAAAGGATACACCAGGTCATCACAGAGGTATACCAAGACCTTAACCCATGCATGCTTTCTTCCGGTGAGGACAAAAGGTATGAGAAGGTCGAGCGCGCATTCAGCGCAGCCTCCAAAGAGGTCCACTCCACAGGAGGGTTCACCGCAAAGGATATGTCATCACCCCATGCTCGCAGGCTCACCGAGGCCACCTATGAGGTGCTGCGGCAAGCCATAGAACCACATCTGAGGCGAGAGATGCCACAGGCAATGCAGCAAAGGCTGCGCTCCGACACCTTTGTGTTCTCTGGCATGAAGACATATACTTCCCTTCGTGAGGTGTCATCATTGCTGTTGGACGACCAAGGAAACGTCAAACCCTGGAGTACGTTTAGAGACGAGGTGACGTCCATCAACAAGGCCTACAACAGGCAATATCTGGAGGCCGAATATATCTTCGCCACGCAGTCCTCACAAAGTGCTGCACACTGGGCATCCTTCAGCAAGGACGGCGCCAGATATGATCTGCAGTACCGCACGGCAGCTGACGACAAAGTAAGAGCAAGCCACCAGACCCTCCATAACACCACCCTCCCATCAGAAGACCCCTTCTGGGACTTTTACTTTCCTCCAAACGGATGGCGTTGCCGCTGCCGCGTTGTGCAGGTCAGAAAAGGCAAGAGCCAGCATAGCAACAGCACAGAAGCACAGAAGGCCGGTGAGATGGCCACAACACAGATAGGCCCATCCGGAGACAACAAAGCCGCCATGTTCCGGTTCAATCCCGGGAAAAAACAGGTGATCTTTCCACCAACGCATCCCTACGGATGCTCCAAGTCTGCTGGGTGTTCGCGCCTCTCCCAGCTATCTGATGGTGACGGCATCCCAGACAAATGCAAAGGGTGCCTTATCGTGCGTGAGATGGAAAAACAAAAACGACTGAATGTTGAAACCCGTCAGCGGGAGTACAAAGTCCTGAAGGCGGATAAGAACTACACAGACGTTGCCTTTGATCCCAAAACAGGTGGGTTACAAGCCACACACCGCCTGCACATATTCGACCCGAACCGAGGGCACTATGAGAAGGAATGCCGCGATATCCTATTCTCGAAAGGCCATAAGGTCATCCTCGGTCAAGAGTTATTCAAAAAAGCCAAAGATGGTGTGAAACATGCAGATGGTCGTTTGGATGATCTCCGCTTTGAAATTCGCACATCACTGGGTGATGGAAAGAACAACATTAAAGGAGCATTGGACCACGCAAGAAAGAAGGGTGCAAACATCGCTGTAGTGTATCTTCCGAATGAAAGCACCTTTCCAAAGGAGCGGATTAGTCAGGGGATCGCAATGTATGAGGGGAAGCATACACACAGATTCCAGACTATGTACTTTGTGCTTGGTGACGGTAGTGTAATTGCATATAGATAAGAAAAAAGCCGCGTTTCCGCGGCTGGCAGGGTGGCCGGGGCAAGCCCCTAACCTCCCTAAGTATCTAACGCAAATGTACGTTATTTTTCTATAAAACAACACAAAGGGCAAAAAAAATGATAGGTGACGACTTTATATCCAACATCATACAGGATGTAAAGGTGGAACTCACCGATGAGTTCGACCGTAACTTTGAACGCAAAGGGTTCTTCGACCAGAGGTGGCCACCGGCAGGCAGAGAGCCCTCGCGCGGCTCCCTGATGCAGCGCACAGGAGCTCTACGCAGGAGCATACAGGCCCGTGATGACTCGCACAGCATCACCTGGAGCTCACACCTATCATGGGCTGAGATACATAACGAAGGCGGCGAGATCGCTGTCACAAAAGCCATGAAAGGCCACTTCTGGATGATGTACTATCAGGCCATTGGAGGCAAAAACAAAAGCGGAAATAAAAAAAGTACACGCGGCAGTAGCCGTGACGCTGAGTTCTACAAAGCTATGGCACTCAAACGCGTCGGAGAAAACATCAAGATACCACAACGACGCTTCATCGGTCTTGGGCCTGAAGTAGATGCCCTGGTTCAACGCGTGGCCGATGAGAACTTCAAGAGCATTGAAGAACAATTAACCAAATATTTAAAGAAACCATGAAACAGGTCATTGAAGACATTATGCTGCGCCTTTCAGAGAATGCCCCCGGGTTGCGATATATAGCAGAAGATTGGGGGCAGCTGGATACTGAGGGAGAGGCCCCTGTAAAATTTCCATGTGCCCTTGTGGACATCGACAACTCATCCTGGACAAATACATCGGAGAATATACAGATCGGCGTGCTGCAGATATCCATACGTGTTGCCGCCAGGGTGCCACAGGTATCATCAAGGGCTCCGGTGGCAATGCAGAAAAGTTCCTTGTCGGTGTGGGATAACATCAGGGAAGTTCACAAATCACTGCAGGGATGGCACGGAAGTGCCCACTATGGGCCACTCATGCGGACATCCCTGCGTAAGGTGCGTCGCTCAGACGGCACCAAGGACTATGTGCTGATATATTCTGTAGCTCTTAACGACAATGTGACCATGCCGATATACAACCCCGTGGAGCGTCCCGTTTTCAAGCTGTGCCTGGAGAAGTTAGAATAAGGACCTCTGTGTCGCCCCAGGCAATGCCTTGATTTCTCTCTTGGCTCGTGAGGCAAGGTATTTATAGTAGGTCCTCTTACTGATCAGATACCTGGGATATATGATCTCCCTGTATACCCATTCCTGTGTGGCTCCCCTATGGGTATGCTCAAGGGTGATCTGCTGCACGCTGATGATTAGCTGTAGTTTGTTCTTTTTATTGTACGCCATAGCCCAGTGAGTAAAATTTGTACTATCTTTGCCTTACACACTTGGGGAAGTGGGGGCTCGGGGCTACGGCTTTGGGCCTTTTTTCTATAAATCACCGCCCCCTTCCTGCTGGTGATACCGGAGCCCATTCATGCACGGCCTTGCCTTGAGGTTCATGCCCGCTCCTGCCCATCAAATACATTATCTGAGTCTCTGAAGGATGCAATCCGGTGCACATCCTCTTCTGCTGTCATTATCAATCTGCATCCGGATAGCTTCCGCCTCCCTG